TATCACTTGCTAAATCCCAATCTAGCACACCTAGTAAGTTATCTACTTTACTTGTAATTACAGTACTTTCCATATCAGCATCATTAAATGGAAGTTCTTTAAACCATGTAGGTAAGTGTAGTTGGTCTGTTGGATATGCTACACTTTTAAATCCTAATGGGTTTGCTCGTAATTTACAAACAATAACTTTTTGCCCGTCCATAATCTTTTCACTATACTTGTCATGATTCATATCACATAAAGTATTCCAGTTCATACTTGCTCTAACATGACCTGGCATATTTGTTTTACCTTCACGTCTTTCTGCTTCAGTGAACTTTGTTAAATTGTTACAACGTTTAGGTGATCCTTTTTCCCAAGCAGGTCTGTGTTTAAAGTCTTGTTTAAAGTTTCTAATTTTTTCAATAACAGTATCTCGATTGTCACCTGTTAAAACACCTAACAATATCTCACTTAAAAAGTCTTGTATTACTTTTGGTGTATCACTACGTTTAAGATCTAAACCCATAGCTTTTACTTTACCTGGGTTACCTGACCTGTCTAGTCTAGATCCTTCTAAGTCATAAATTAAAACAGCATAACGTTTTTTAGTAATATACAATCCTTTAATAGCAACAATCTCTCTACCACCTTGTATAATCTCACCGTTTTCTCTTGGACAATTAAAAGCTTCTTTCATATGCTTTGGAAAATCTTCGTTAACTTGTTCAGATATATTGTCATAAAGTTTAACACATATATCTTTACTCCATTCCATTTCTTTTTTCTCAACAGTATCTTTGATTATTGGCCAAACACTAAAATATACAGAGTCTGTGTCACCATATATAATAGACTTTCCTCTATGATCAAATTCACCTGTAATAATTTCATTAACTTTGCTACTCATAAATTTAGCAATCGTTCGTCCTGTTAATGTTGTACTTTGCCCAATACGTTTATCAAAGAATCTACAACCTGGGTTAAGTATAGCACCATATAAACTATTTAGGTTAATCTTTTTAACTAATTGTCTTTTATCCCAGAATGCTCTTTCTTCTGGTGTGTTAGCAGAAGCCCTAACTTTTTGTATGTCTTGCCGTTCACTATACCAACGTTTTAATAATCCCGGAATGATTCCTTCTTTTTCGTGTGTAAAAATAGTACCATTAGCACTTAACATCCATTTGTTACCACTTAAAAAGATTTTCTTATAAATTTCAGCACCTGTTAATATTTCATTTGCTTCATTTTCCCATTCAACAACAATTTCATCTACTTTATCTTGATCCATAACCATTTGATATTCTGTGCTACCAAACTTACCTTCCCAAGCTTCAGCAAATGATTTCTTATTGCCCATTGCCTCGTTAACGTGAGCGTCACTATAGTCTGGTCTAAGTTGTCCAATAATAGTTGCTGGGTCCATATTCAATGCTCTAATGGCACTTGGATATAGTGAGTTAATATCTATAGCACCAATCCAGTCATGTAATCCTTTCTTAGGATATGCCACATAGGCACCAGCCGCCGTTGTATTTTCTTTGTCGTGCTTTTTTCTATCTGGTACAACAAAGCCCTGTTCGTGTGCTTCGTTAATAATTGCTTGTTCTGTAACTGCTACAGCACCCATTGTTGTTTGTAGTAAAACAGTATTAGCATGAGCTAGTTCGTTACTTAAATCTGAGAACTTTAACTTTTCATCTAACTTGTTTAATAGCATTGTGTCTTGTCTATTGTATTCAATAAACTTTTCCCAGTCATTATTAAATAGTTGATCTAATGTACCTGTGTATTGTACTTTAGTTTCACCTAATTCATATTCAGCAATCGCATCTAATGAATAAGAATGCATCTCATGATAGGTGTATTTTCGATAAAGTTGCATATAGTCTTGATGTACACGACCTATTAAATCGTGTGTAATTTGTTCCTTACCAAAACGTTCAAATTTTCGTTCTTTAGGAAATTGCCCAAATAAACAAAAACGTCTTGTATCATCTTTGCTTAATACACTTTTAACTCTATTAACCATGTATGGAATATCATAACCTTCACTGTTCCAACCACTTAATACATCAGCATCTTCGATTACATCTAAAAATGTATTAAGTAAATCTGCTTCGTTTTCAAATACAAATGTATTTTCAAACTTACTAATAATTTTATCAACTTCGTCTTTAGACATACCTTTAGGTGGTGTTAACAATGTTATTAATTGTTTAGACCATTGTAAGTATATTGATATTGCTGTAACTGGGTTAAATGGGTTTTCTGGTGGGCTAAATCCTCTAGTGACGTCAAAGTCAACTTCAATATCAAAAAATGCTGTATGTAGTTTTGGAGCATTTTGACCTAAATAGTTTTCTTCTAAACAACGAAATACTGGATTCATATCCGACTCGTATGTTCTAACATTTACATGAAGAGCTTTTTCACGTCTAAAGTCTTTATTAGTACGGCATTGAATTCGACTGACCGGATTGCCATAGATACTCTTAAACTTACCTTTCGGGTCATCATAATACATTATATATTTTGCTTGATGATCGTGGTATTGTCTAATTTGATTTTTGTCTCGCTCAACAATGTGAATTCGATCACGTTGGCGATCAAAGAAAGCATCTACATACATTGAAAGTTTACCTTATACATATAATTATCATAAAATCCCAGTTGCTACAAGGAATCCGAATACATTAACACAAACGAACCACCCTGTTAATAACATTACCCAAGCCGCACCTCTTCTCATAGAAGCATAACATTGAGTTGTTGACCCTATAAAGAAAAGCGGGTATATCAATACCATATTTGGATCTAGTGCCGTTAAGGCTAATGTTAAACTTGCCGCTACTGTAAATATAAAACTAACAAGTTCAAAACTAAATGCTATTTGGTCGCTTTTATAAGAGTTAACCCAAAACTGGGCAACTTTATTCACTTACACTTTTCCGACTGTTGATAAAATTGTTTCTAACAATTCTTGATCAGTACTAACTTCGGCAAAGTTTCCTTTATGTGCTGTTCTTATTGCTTTTTTAAGTACAGCTGGTTTAATTTCGAATTCTTCAGCAACGGCTTTAACTGTTTCGTTAAGACCTGCCGACAAATCTTCGACTTCTTGCATTACTGTCATACCTTCGTTAATAACTTGGGTCAGTTTTGCTTTTTCTTCAGGGTTAAAATATCTATCAGACATTTGGAGTCTCCTTTATTAAATTTAATAGTTTATATTATACTACCACTTTCGAAAGAAGTCAAGCTCTTTTAGTGATACATACTAGTACAATAGGAGATTGACAGTATGGACTTAGATTTTAGTAAATTTGGTAAATTCAAAATTATCCAAGATGACGGAAATTGGATTGATAGTAGACGTTTTGAATCAGCCGTTAACTATTGGGGACGATATTTTAACCATTTAAGAGTAAAAGGTACACTAGTTCATGAACCAGGTGAAATGCCTGATCCGGTTTATATACTAGACCCAATGAGAATTGTTATTAAAGGGCATACATCTATTACAGTATTAGCTATGCTTTTTGCCGCTGTTAAATGTGGTCATACACTTTATTTTGATAATGCTAATAATTTAACACCAGCATGGTATAAAAAAGTTAAGCCAACAGTAATAATGGTTGGCTCGGAAGATTTAGTTTTACCAGGTGGAAGATACGAAGCAGGACCTGATAAAAAATCTGTACGTTTAGTTTTCCATCGTAGTTTTGTTCAATATTCAGAACCGTATGAGTATCCAGATGAATGTAAAGAATACCAAAATATAGATGGTGTTATTATTGAACATCGCGATACTAAACTTCACAAATATAAAAAATCAAACTTAGATGAACTTATTAAAAGTTTTTCTGCTGTACATACACCTGATGGTAAATCAAGTGTTATGGAGGCACCAGCGGTAGCTTATATAGAACAAGATACAAGAAATCAAGTATCTCAGTTAGTAAATTGTATTTTACCTTTAATGTATGCTGGTAGTAAAATTGTGTTAGACACAGGCGTTCGTACGTTTGATTGGAAACAAGCTATTGAAATTCATAAACCTAATTTAGTATATTGGGGTGTTAAAATAAAACAAGCTATTGATAAAAAAGACCCATGGTGTACTAGTTTATCTCCGGCTCCATTATTTTATCCACATATTAGAAAAGAAAAAGTAGTTAAAAAAGAAGAAGCTAAACTAGAAGCAGAATTTATTAAAGAGCCCGACTAAACAAGTCGCCAATTGATCTTACAGTATCATAACCAAAATGTACTCCATCACGAGCATAATCAGTTTGCCTATACTTTATTCTATCAGGAAAATGTTCGTTTATCCATTCATTGTTGCTAACTAATCTATCTGGTATGAAGCTGTATATTAGTTTTAATCCTTTAGTATATTCTATTATTCTATTAAAGTTAAACAACATACGTTCTCGGCATCTTTCATCATTAGTATCATCTGCTTTTAATTCGCCGTTATCATTCCATCTATGTAAAAAGCTAAACATTATTAATACTGTATGAGGTTTAAATTTGTTTACTCCCCATTCTACAATATCAGCAATAGTATCATTACCAGCCCCATCCATACCTAAGTTAATAACATCAATCTTAGGAACCATAACTATAGCATCCATTGGCGTTTTAGTGCCTGGGCCATGTATATGTTGTGTCCATTGTTCTTCTTCAGGGCCTCCGTGATGTTCTGTAAAACTATCACCTATAGCAATTATTCCTGAGTTTGTATAAGGAAATGTTGTTCTAAAGCCATCTTCATTGTATGTGTAGCTAAAGTTTTGCCACATATGATTTTTCCAACCTTCAGCACCTAGTTCACTTTTAGATGGACTATCTAGTATAAAGCCTTCTGGTATACCAGTAGGGCCAATAGATTTATAGGAAGTTTTTTTACGAATATTTAAATCGTTGTTTAACATACTAGTAATTATTTAGAATGGGTAGTTATATGGGTAGTTAATGATTTACAAGCCGGCTAGTTGCTTTATTTCATCTGGTGTCATTGTTTTAGATTTTTCTAAATCGTCGCCTTGTAATTTGTGTTGATATGGACCACGTCCAATACTAATGTCTTCTCTTTCTAATTCGTTTGGTAAATCATATCCTAGGTCTTCACCATTTTTATAAATCTCAAATTTAGCATCGCCAATATAAACATGGTCGTCGCTAATTTGTACATCAAGACCGTTATCGCCAGTTTCTTTGTGATAGTAATCTTCAATTTGATCAAGTAATCCATGTATTGTTGAATCTTTAAGATCATCACCATGTGGTGTTTCTGTTGAATATACATTACCATCTTCTTTAATGCCTGCTAGATGTTTCATTTTTGAAATTGGAGTAGTTGATTCGCCAGTAGCATAATTGTCAACATAATCATCGATTATTTTAGTAATAATTTCTTCTCTATCGTCATCTTGATGCCAACCTGTGTTAATAGAAATATCTGTTATAGCATTTTGCCAATCTTTGTCGTCCATTTTCATTTCTGCCTGAAGAGCTTCTTCGCCACCGTTCATCCAAGTATTATGTAAACTATCATGAATTTTATCTGCTAAAGGTGGACCTTCAGTATGTGGTAATTCTTCTTTAACTTTGTTATTTTCGTAAGCAGGGTCAATTCCTAATGTGTCCCAGTCTTCATCATAATCTAAGTCCATATCAAAATGGTCATTTGATGCGTCATCATGTGGATCAAAGTCTTCTGGTTCTTGGCTACTAACTTCGTCGTGTAGTTTGTCCATTATCCATTGTGCTTTATATTTTTCACTTGATGCTGTTACTACTTCGTGTGGCATTTCGCCAGAGTTACTATACAGATCCCAAAGATCTTTATAAAATTCTTTGTGTTTTTGTATAGGGAAATTATGAGGATTGCTTTTAAAAGCATCTACTTCTTTTGGGTGAGCTTGAAGAATGTCGTGTATAGATTGATAATGTTTTTCTTTAATCAGATTATCACTTACCATTTTAACATAAGTGTTTAATTCTTCTGCTAATCTAGACATTTTAATCCCCTAGTGTTTTGACACGTTTTAATAGCATCATTATTTTTTGTGTTTCTTCTGGTGTTTTTGATATTAGTTCTTTAAAAGCATCCGCGGCCGCAATCATTTGTGGTCTACTATAATTCGGGTCACCACGTTTCATTTTCATTAATGCCATTATTAAGTTTTTTTGATCTTGTACACCTGGTAGTTGTTTAGCAATCATTTGTGGTGTAACACTTCCAGATAATTTTATGTCGTTCTTTTTTACTTTTACGTCATCTACTTCTGCTTCTCCCCAAACCTCGTCAAATATACTTTCTTTTTTAGCAATATAAGGTTCTTTAGCATTTTTAGGTTTTTTAGTTAATCCAATTTTATATTTGCCTGATTTTTCATCCTTATATTTTGGTTTAGGATTAGCACCAACTGTCATTAAAGAACCATAAGTTTCACCTAGTGCTCCTTTGACTAATTCTTTATAATATTTTTTGTGTATATTTTTGTACATCCACTCACTGTCTTCTGGAGATGTATAACCTTGTTTTTGGTTTTTCTTGAGAATTAATTGTATCATTTGTGCTTCTTTTGGTGTGCCAAATGCTTTAGCTAATAGTAAATTATTTTCTGTGTGATAATTTTTATCTTCGTTATCTTTATATAACTTCATTAATGCTTTGCCAAATTGTCCTTCAGCATCAAAGTTGTCTTCTGTTGCCATAGTTGGTTGAAAGAAATTATAGTTATTAGTAGTGTTACCTTGCTGTTCTTCTTCACCTGCCATATAGTCTTTAAGTTTTTTACCGCCATATAATACTGCTATTACGGCCGCGGCTGGAAGTTTATATTTCCATACAACTTTTGCGAAAGTTCCAATAGTTTCATCATCCATTAAGTCGCCTACATAATCTTTCACCATTGAAACAACATCATGAATGCTTTTAAATACATAACCTGCTCCAGCCCATTTTAAAGTTGTGCCTGGATTTTTAACTATAGTCTTTGCTGTAGTTCCGGCTACTGGGGCAACTTTTTTAGCACCATGTTTTAATAGTTTAAGTAATGCTGGTCCACCAACTCTTGCCGCTGTTGCCAATGCTGGTAATACCCACACCCATTCGTTTATTTGTTGTTCTCCAATTTCTGTAGGTGGTACAGTCATGTATCCTGCTGTAAAGGCTCTCATATCTTCGTCATCAATGTACATATCTGTATCTGGGTCGTAGTATTTGCCTTCTTTATTATCGTAGTAAACTACTTTACCAGAGCGTGTCATAATAGGACCTTCTAGTCCATCACGTTCTTGATATCTTTCTCTATCCATATCTGGAAGTTTATGCCAGCCTTCTTTTTCTACTGATTCACCTTTAGCTCTTTTAGTTGCTACAGCATACATGACACTTTCAGCATCATCACCGTAACGTTTTTCAAAGTCGCCTTTGTGCTTTTTAAGTTTTTTGACGTGTGCTTCTTTAGAACGCTTTTCGCCCCCACTTAATTTTCTATCTAGTAAATCAGTTGCTCTCATTGTTAATTTCCGTACAACTCTGTTTCTCTATCCCACTCGTTGCTTATTGCTTCAAGTCTTTGTAATATTCCGTATAAGTGACCTGTGCCTGCTCTGTCGCCTGACCCCATTAGCTCTTTACCAAATTTTGATCTTTGTGCTATTGCTACGTTTAATTGGTTCATAGCTTTCATTAATAGTTGATGAGTGTGATCAAGTTGATTTTTATCTAATTCTCTGTAGTATTCAGTACTTCCTTGTTCAGCTTCTTTAACTCTTTTTTGAAATTCTGATGATTCTTTACGATGTCTACCAATCCGAAGTTTGTTAAAAGCATCTTCCATATTGTCAACTACTTGTTCATAACCGCCCAGCATACCTTTAATGTTATTAAGCATATCTGAACTGTTATCTTTACCTTCAATGTCTTGTAGGTTAAGAAGTGTTTTTCTCACTTGTTTTAATTCTTTTCTTAAATTATGGATTTGGATACCTTTGTAGTCATTATAATCTTTACCTGATTTAACATTATCGTGATAAAGATCACTAGCTTCATCTTCTTTAAGACCTGCTATTGCTTTTTTAACTGCTTGAAGTTCTTTATATTCAGGATCATTAATGCCAATTTTACCACCTTCATCGGAAATTCTATCTAATTTTTTTAAAAGTTTTGATTTTCGATCTTGTAATGATAATAGTTTTGCTTCTGCTTTGTCGTCCTTATCATATTCGCGACCTGGAACACTAGCATATTTTGTATATCTATCATCTTCAGTTACGCCGCTATGACAATCGCAATTAGGACAGTCTGGGCTACAAGTACATTCTGCTACACTATCACATCCGCAACAAGGACAACCGCTATCTTCTCCAAGTTCATCTCTAAACTTGTCATCTAACCAGTCATCAAAATCTTCTGAATTCATAAAGTCTTGCCAAGTTTTAAATCTTTTTTGTATTTCATTACTTGATGCCCACATACCTCTGGCCGCATCTGCTCTTTTGGCAAAGGAGCCGCCTTTAGGATTAAAATTTGGTGTTTCGTCTTCGCTAGTTTGATCTAAGTAATGATATAATGAATCTTCTTGTGCTAATTCTTTTGGTGATAAATGATCACCTCTAGCTCTCAATTCATCAAATACAGCAATTTCTTTTTCTAGTTCTTCTCTATTCATCGCACCAGGATGTTTACCTGATTGTGTCCATGGTGATCTGCTTGGGTTTATTTCGTTTATTGATTCTAAGGCGTGTAGTTTATCTAATCTATAATATAAGTTAGCAATAACGTCAACCATGTCACCATCGCTCATGCCTTCAGTATCTTGTTGAGCCATATCGTGATAACGACCAGATCTTAATTTATGATCTTTACCAGTGGCTTTAGCTTGAGCTAGATCACTTGAATCTTCGTGTTGAATTTTTTGAAGTAATTCGTTTATTTTATGTAGGTCAACGTGTGCCATTTTTATACCTTACTGATTGTATGTTGTATTAGTTGTTGAGCCGCCTTTACCATCAAATGACGTAGATGTTTTTTTACTTCCTAGTTTACTTAATTTTTTAGCACCTGTCTTGACTCCCTGTTTAATATGTGGGGCCGCTTTCTTGGCACCTTTCCAAGCTAACTTACCAGCACCTGCTAGAGTAGAATCTATTCCTTGACCAATTGTTGCCGCAATACCTTCTTCAGGTTCGTCATCTGGCCAATGGCCTCTTTTTGGATTTCCTTCTGCTGGCATATCATGATTTTGACGGAAGTGAGCAACAAAATCTTTAATGTCGTCACCACTCATCCAGCGAGTAAGCTCGTCTACTAAAATATTATCTTCAAGACCTAATTCATCTTGTAGTGTATATAATGGTTCAGCAAATTCACCAACTGCTTCGTCTGTTGGTTCTTCTTCTGCTACTTTAGTTGGCTCTAATAAATCTCTAAATCTTGTAGATAAATCAGCAATTAAATCTTCATCAACTGGTATGTGTTCTTCACCAACTAATTTTCCTTTACTAGGATTTTTAGTTGTGCCATCATGTTCTCCAGCTGGAACAGTTTTTAATTTGTGTTTACCTTTTAAATGATTTGGTTTCTTACCTTCATCAATTGACTCAAGCAATTCAGCCATAGCATTTACATTAGGGTCTTCGTGTTTCTTACCTTCATGTTTTGCTTTTTTAATTACTTTAATTTCTTTATGTTTTTTTGCTGGAGCACCAGTTTCACTCATTTCATTAAGTTTAGCTACCAGACTTGAGAATGAATTATCTTCCATCTTATTTTCCTTTAGACTCGTTAGCTCTTCTTAAAGCATCACTTACCTTTGGATGATCTGCTAACCCTGGTTTAATTTTGTTAATTGCTGTAACGGCACCACTCATATTGCCTTGCTTATATCTTGGATCAAAAGCAATACCTATTGCCATTTTAATTTCTTTTTCAGTGTATTCACCTTCTGTAATACTTTCAGCTGGAATTTCAATAGTAGCGTCTTGTGGTTCTGGTGAAACATCTACTTCAGCTTGTTCGTATTCTAAATGATGTTTTACACTTGAAATATAATCCGCCGCTTTAGTAATCTTAGCTTGTACCCAACCCTCAAGACCTTCAGCTTCGGAAATGTTTTTAAGCATCTTGTGTAGTTCTACGGAGTACTTTGCTATTTTAAATAAGTCTGCTCTAGCCATTTGTACTTCGTGGTCTGTTTCCATAACACGAGTGTCCATGGACAAATCTTCTCTTA